TGGATAGGGGTGGGCTCTGGTAGCCCAAGATGGTCCCACGCCAGATAGACGAAGTTCCTGAAGTCTTTCAGTTTGCGTTCTAGTTCACTCAAGCGGCTTCTTCTTCGTCAAAGGGCATGATCTTGGCGAGATTCAGCATGGGCTGCGAGGCATCAGGAGCCGCATCAATGCCGTTGTCCTTGAGGAACTGACGGGCAACGCTGAGATCCGAGGGGGTCGCATCCCCGTTCTGGATCTTTCGCAGCAACTCTTGAGCAAGAGCCGAGTGGATTGCTTCAAGGATGTCTTTGTTCACGGTGCTGCCTTAATAAGAGAGTTCGTCAGTTCTTGTGCGATCTTGATGTACCCATTGTCGGCCTGCATAAAGTCCATTTCGGAGGTATACAGATACTCATTTGCTCCGGTATCTGGACTAACCGTTACTGACTTTGCAAGGACAGCCCGGAGGTGCGCTCCAAATGGAACAGGAGCCGTAGAAGTGGTGGCTTGGAACGGGTCATACAGATTCAATGCAGCAATCCGGGTAGCCGGGTATGCAGCAGCGATGTCGTAGACGGTAACCCCAGCGGCAATCTGTGCCGCTTCGGCTCCCCAAACATTAGCCGCTGCTGCCGTTGCTGGACGAGCCGCTGCCCAGTTGCCAATATCTGAAATATCTGGAACCTGAGCGGTGGTTGGAACAGGGTGAGTAACCGAGAAAACAAATGCAAGATCTGCCGCCGGGAAACCCAGTTCACTCCACAAAGTACTGAACATGACGCGAATATTGTTGGCTTGGGTTGTCCAACTGGCTCCACCTTCAGATCCGTTGATTCCCGTGTTCATAAAGATCAGAACACGCCCAGTACCACCAGCGGCAATCTGTCGCTGACGGACCTCCTTGAGGTACATCTTGACAATCCCAGTACGCTCATTCAGGATCTGATACACCTGAGCCGTAGTATGTCCACCGTTATAAGTAAGGCTGGACACCGAAATGCCCGGGATGTTCTTACGAATTACAGAGTGCCAGAAGAATGCCGCTGGACCTGTAATGGGATTTGAGCCAAACCCGTCATACGACATTGCCAGCATATTTGGCTCAATCGGAGCCGATGCCCTAAGAGTCGTGGTGTAGTCCAGCGTTTCAGTTGCGTATCCATAAGAACCTGCATTAGTGTTCACGGTTTTTTGTGCCAGAACATCTGCAATGTTGGTTGTAATCTTCATCCTAAAACTGCCAGCACCCTCATTGAAGGTACCGTAGACCAGTCGATATTGGATATCTTGATCAGCCCCGCCATTGCCCATGATCAATGGATGGCGTGGAGCGATACGAATTCGCGTTCCTTGAGCCGCTGAAGTGTAGGTTCCACTTGCAATAAAAGCCGCACCATACGCAAATCCGGCTGGACGAAAGACTCCACCAACAAAAGTGTCTGTTTCGGTTGTCGGTAGTTGAGGCGGCTGCTGATAAGCCCCAATCGCATTCTTCAAGGCAATAGCAGTAGCGTTGCTTGCTGCTACGGCACTTTCAAGATTGATAATAGTGCCAGTATCGGTCCGACTGTTACCACGCCAAGCGGCTTCAACATAGGGGCCGACGAGCCCATTCTGTCGAAGGTTGCCGTCGTTGTTGGAGGTTTCCGAAGTGAATTGCATTGGGGTGGCATAAATGCCCATCCCAAGGTTGGCACAAGCGTGGGTCAGTCCAACGGTGTAACCAAAGTTCCCCGGAGATCCAGAGTTAGAGTCGCCAATGGTGACGATGTCCAAGTAGTCTGTGTTGCTTTGGGCTTCCTTCAGGAAGGTACCAGCCCGAGAACTGCCGTAAACACCCGCAACCGGGACTGTTCCAGCAGATCCCTTCTTAAAAATCACAGTAGTCTTTGAACGCTTTGCCATGTATTTGGTTTCCTGTTGTTGGTATCTTGGAGTTATTTACTCGGAAATCCAAGCATTAAAGGTGTTGTTGCCGCCGCCAATCAAGCGAATGCGCATATAGGGGGCAAGAGCAACAACCTTGTTCCACGAGTTCAGGGGGTTCCCAGTATCAATTTCGCCCGTAGCAGCGGCGTATTCAGGATCTTCAACCTTCAGGACATCAATAACAAACCAAGTGGTGTTATCGATAGAACCTTCAATGGTGCCCTTGAAACCGCTAGTGATCTTGGAACCGCCATGGCGCACCGAGACCACGCCAAACTGATCGGGACGCTCACGGGCAATGTAAGTAGTTGAGACAACAGCCGTAGCACCGACAGTACCATTAACGACCTGAGTGGAGTACATTATGTTTATCCTTGTGGAAAGAGTTTAAAAAGAGCGTGAGTGAGAAGAGAGGCAATAGCACCCACGGTGGCTGCAATGCCCATTGTAAACGACTTAGAATGTTCTAGTTCCCGAAGACGGCCTTCGTGATTCTTGAGTTGATCTTCCTGCATACGCTGCATCTGTAGTAGCGCATCCACTTTGCCCTCAAGACGGCCAATCGCCAACATAATTTCCGGGGTGTCATGGGAGTGCATTAGGCGATCCTCTGGAACAATCCAAATTGAGGGGCACCTGTCGTGGCTGAAGTCAATCCACGCAGGACCCAAGTCCCACTAAGTGCCGTCCATCCAGCGGGAGGCGTTGTCCAATAACCGCGGTAGTCACCGAAGTTTGTAGTATTGACATACAACTCCCACGCCAGCGTTGTCACCGCACTACCATTCCAGACATTGAGGTTAGCGTTGTTTGGAATATTATACAAGGGAGTGAATGTTCCGGTTGAAAACAAGAAACTATTGGTGGCAGATACACCACGAACCCCAAGATAAGTACCAATGGGAAAATTGGTAACGCCAATACCAGTTGCAGGAATCCCACCACCAGCGGTATCCACATAATCCTTAGTGGCTGCATCGCCCGCCGCGGTCGGCGTTGCCAATCCCGTGATCTTCTGCCCATTCATTGCCAAGGCGGCGGCAGGAGCGGCAAGGGTCGCCACGGTTACGCTAGTAGCCAACTTACCAACGCTGATGGTGTTGTCTTCGATCTTGACATTGGTCACAGCACCCGTTGCCAACTGGTCTGTATCAACGGCTCCGGTGGCAATCTTGTCGCCAGACACGGCTCCGTTGGTAATGTTCGCTTCTTGAACAGCCAAAGGACCCAACTTGGCATTCGTGACGGCCCCAGCACCGATCTTGGTTTCGGTAACCGCACCAGCACCAATCTTGGCTTCGATTACGGCCCCAGCACCAATCTTGGTTTCGGTAACTGCTCCGGTACCAATATAGGTTTCGGTAATACTGCCCGGAGAAAGAGCATCGGCTACAGCCCGAGCCACCCCAAAGTTTCGGATTACCACAGCGTCCCCAGCACTAAGGCCGCTGTCGAACACCAGAGTAATCGACCCCTTGACCCCACCGAACGAGTAGTCTTCTGGAGAGTACAGAACGCCGTCCACAATGACCAGATACATATCGGCCACGGTGCCTGCGGGTTCAGGACCAAGGTTACTCAGGTTAAAAGTGGTTTGACCAGCAGTAGCCACAAACTCCCAAGTCTGAGGAACAGTCTGAGCCTTGCCGTATAGGGCCAAGGTATCGACATAGTTCTTCGTGGCGGCATCTCCGGGTTCTGAAGGAGCCGTGATGCTCTTGATCTGCTTACTGTTGGCATCCCATGCGGCACCGTCCAAGGTCGGCCCAAGGGCTCCAGAGCCTGTATCAGCCCCTTCCTGAGCAATGTGCAGTAGACCAACCACCGCGTTATCCAGATCCTGAGCAGTCAGGACTGAAGCATCCTGAAAGTCCACCACATCACTCTGGAATCCGCTGGTCGTGCTTGGCGTTTCGCGATAGATCCGAACAATACTTCCAGTAGTTGGAGCAGCGTTCAGAACAATCGTTGGAACGCTGTTGATCGTTTGGAGACTATAGGCACTAGCCTGCTGAATGCTTCCATCGATTTGGACCTTCAAAAATGAAGGACTCAGCCAACCGTCAATCGTACTGATGTTGTAGTTGACTTGGCCTGCGGTAGATGTGTATTGGACATAACTAGGCATGAGTTTGCTCCTTAGATTCAGTCTGAAGATCGGGGTTGACGGCGGTTCAGGTTGTACTCGTCCGAGATTTCAGTTTCCAGAATATTCAGGTACTGTTTGATACCCGGCATATTTTGGAGCGGCAACAGCATTCGGCCCATGTGGACCGTCTTGCTGGTGATCTGGCGTTCGACATCCAGTCCAAGCGGCTTACCGATCAAGGCTCCCTTGGCATCATTGATGACTCCAGTAGCGTTCCTGATGGTGGTTTCGCCGGGGAAGCCAAAGGCACTCAGGCCCGAATAACGATAGGGAGCGAACAGGGGATCCTTATCGACCAGACCCCACATAGCATCGGCTCCCTTGGTCAACAGGAACATTTCTGAAGGCCCAGAGAACGATCCACGAACCACCCCCTCAAGAGTCAGCAGTTCTTCTCGCTTCTTGGCTTCCTCGTAGTTCCTAGACTGCTTGAAGGACCACCAGTCAGCATAGTTGCGCCCGTAGCCAATCAGGCCCGCAAGCATGGCGGTAGCCGTGATTTCCTTGGCTACCTGAAGCCCACCACCCTGCTTCACTCGTCCAGCATTCTGGATCAGGAAGTTGTCGATACCCTTCATATTGAAGGTGGAGAACTGAGTAACTAGACGGCCCCACCAAGTGAAAGCCATCTTATGGAAGTCACCCCGGGTTGGAACATCCTGAATGCGGGTGCGGACCATGCGATCCACAAACTTCTTCAGTTGATCCATCTCGACCGCATCCATGTTCTTCAAGCCGACAACGCGCTTGCCCAAGAATCCGTCCTTGAGTTCGGCGTTAGAGGCCACCCACTCAGCCAACTTCTTGTATTCATCGGGCTCTAGACCTAGGCTACGGATTGCCCCAACATCCAGACCCTTCTTGAGGGCTCCAGAACCCAACTCAAACAGATGCTGAAGGGCCGTAGCCGCAGTCAACTGCTGGGTAAAACTGTTGATCGGGGCCAGACCAGAGATGTCCGACATCAGGTTCGTGGCCCCACGCACGGCATTCTGGAAGGGTCCGGTGTACTCAGTAGACCCCAATGGGTCCATGAAGGTTCGCCGCAAGCGGTCGGTGGAGGGCGAGAACCAAGCGTCCAAGAAGGATGCAAAGTTCTGAGCAGGACGATCAAGGTTCTTGTAGTTGGCGATCATTTCAGCCAACACAGGCAACTGCGTGAAGGTCCTGCGGACTCCCAAGGTACCGACAATACGGGCAACTTCGCTGATGGCTGCAAGGCCGAACTGACCACCAGTAGTCAGGTATCCGTACTGCATGAACAAGGACATGGCCTTGTCGCCAAACTTGGGGGCTCCTGAGTAGATAGGTTCATACCGCAGGGCGGCAATGACTTCCTTCAGGCCCTCAAGATGTCCCTCTTCGACTGCACCACCAAGTTTACGAGCCGTGTCCAGCATCTCATTGACGGTGCTGACCTTCAGCGGCTCCTGAATCTCGACCCCATCAACCACCGTCTTGGGGCCCTTGAAGCCGTTTGCAGCCAAGTAGTCGTTGAATCCGTTGATCAACCGACGCTCGTTGACGGCCCCCATGACTGAGGTAATGTACTTACGGAACACCTTGGGCAGATCATCATCAAAGAGGTCTGCAAGGGACAGGTTGTTTCGACCGTTGCCCAACAGGTCCCCAGTAGTGGTGATCTCAGCCGACTCGTCCAGCAGAATGCGAGAACGACCAAAGGGGGTCCTGCTGCCAGTCTTAGCCTTCAGGGGGCCAAGAAGGTCCCCAAGGGCCTCCACCAGTTCCTGATCCTGCTCGGTCATAGGAGCATTCTCGGTGGACTTGGCAATGCTGATCAGACGCTCCGTGAAGACCTTGGCAGCAGCCTTGACATCGCCAGTAAAGGTTTCTTCGACCCCATCAATAACAACCTTGCGTCCGTTCTTGGCAATGGCCTGCTCAATCAGACCAGTCAGGGCTTCAGTACCTTCGCTAGTGGTAGCCAAGCGTCGAATCATGTCGAACCGCCACAGACGGGGGACATAGTTCACGACAGCAGACTTGGTGAATCCAGCCACACCAGCCTCAAAGGCAATGTTGTGGATCTTCTCAAAGATCTCCTTGAAGCCCCGGGCAGCGTCATTTACAGCCGACACCGTGTCATCAAAGTTGCCAGAACGCATCTGCTTCATAACCCGGCGGTTAAACTGGGTCCGAAGATCCTTGTTGCCAAAGGCGTACTTCCAGTTGTCCAGCAGCGTACCTGCGTTTTCTGCAATGTCCTCAGTTCCACGACCCATGGCAAACCGCACAAACGAGTTGCGGTATCCACGCATGAAGGTGAACATGGTGGAATGCAGGATCTGACTGCCAGCCTCAAAAATGGTGTACTTGGTAGCCGATTCAGTCGCTCGACGGGCATTGAAGGCCATCGAAGCGATCAACCGAACGGCACCGTTCTCCGACTCCATGGCCCTAGCCGCCTGATTCAGCAGGGGAGAAAGCAGGGGAATGCGTTCGGTAAACCAAGTTGACAACTTCTTAGGCACCCCATCAAAGGTTCCCGGGGTGCTGGTAATCGTCGGAGGCGAACCTCCGGTGTCGGGACCTCCAGCCACAGCAGCCGCCCTGACCGTCTTACTGGTGGCGGTGGCTGACAGACGCTTCAGGACGCTTTCCGGAAGATCGATAGGCTTTGTAGTACGACCCTTACGGCGGGCCGCGGTACTTGCGCTACCGACCTCAACAGCCCCAGTTCGCTTGTTGATGATTTCGATTACCGCAGCCTTACGGCCATAGGTATCGACAACTACTCGACCCTTGGCGTTGGTCCGGGTAGGTGGATTCTTAGCCAGTTCACGAAGGTCGTTCACCACCTCATTGACAACCTGACGAGTTACCGTACCACCACGGGATCGAATCTCGTCCAGAACACGGAAGACCAGAGAGTTAGGCGCGTCTTGGACCGAACGCCACCGACCCGTGTTAAACAGGGACCACACATCGTCAACAAGGAACTCCCGTTCATACAGGGCATCGAAGCGTTTGTCTGCTCCGTTGATCACCGACCGCTGCTGAAGAGGACGGAACTTAGAAGCAACCTCCTCACCAACCTCATCACTCAGGGCTTCCCAGAATCGCTTGTTGAACGCAAAGCCACCTCCTCGACTGGTACGAGCCGCTGTGACCATGGCGCGACCAATCGCCTTAAAAGTGTCTACGGTCGGCTGGGCTCCGGTAGCCAAGGCCACTTCAAAGGCTGCTGCTTGCGCTCCATCAAGACGAGGAAGTTCTTGTGGAAGTCCACTCCATTCTTTGAAGCCCGCTTCAGCACCTTCCTGCAAGGCTTCATCAGCAGTACGGCCCCCAGCACTAGCGAGAACCTGATCCGCATAGGCGGCAGATTGGAAAGCAAAGGGCGTATAGTTGATCTCAAAGCCGCCCGGGAGAATCGCCTGCCCTTGACGGTAGAAGCCCTCTGCTGCATCCGCAATCTGGTCTGCCACAAAGCGGCGACCAAAGGCTACGCCACCAATCAAGCCAGCAGCCGACCCTGACAGGACCATGTTCTGGACAACCTCGCCAAAGGAGGGGTCGTACAGCGGATCAAGGCCCTGTCGGGCAAACTGGTAAACGACTTCTTCACCAACACCCACAGCCGTATACCTTGCTCCAAGGCTCAGTCGAGACACAGCATTGGCGGCTTCTGCGGCAGCGGCAGCAACGGGTTGGGCACCATACGATCCAAACGACCGTGAAGCCACCTTGCCAGCCATTGTAGTGCGGGTGCCAAGGCCAGCCAAGGCAATAGGCTCTGCAAGGTACCCACCCAAGGTCATAATTCCAATGTCGGCCACAAGACCCGTAGCGAGGCCAATAGTGGACGCTTGCGCCTGCGGCATACCACGGCGGACAAACTCAAGGCGGTCCTGATACTCGTTGTAACTGGAAGCCGACAGGACATACTGCCAATGCTTTGCCGGAATGGTGTCCAGATCCCTTTGCAGTCCCTCCTTGTTGTTACCCATCGAATAGGTAACAGGGGAGCCGGGGCCGACTTCGTTGATGCTTGAGAAGTTCAGAGGGTCCTTTATCTCGTCCGAAAACCAGTCATAGATTCCCTCTACCGTCTGGTAGATCGCACTACCCATACCCGATTGAACAGCCCCCGACAAGGCTCGTTCACGGGCATCTGAAGTCAGCATCTCAAAGTTGGGGTCATAGATCCCATCGCGGTTGAGAATGGCTCGTTCAGCCGCCATCTCTTCGGCACTCTGAGTAAAGATTGGACTTGAGAAAGTTAGTTCAGCCATGGTTTATAGTTGTTTGCTTTAGTTAGCGTATAGCCACTCATCCAGCCACAGCGGAAGCGACGATCTTTGTCCTTTAGTTTTAATTAGCAAGGGAGGCAGACGCGGTGTCTTTCCCCTCAGCATTTCATCAACAGTCTGAGCAAACAGGGCATTATCCATCTTGATGTCCTGAGCCCTGATAAGGCCGCTGCTGACGGCGTTTCCGTTCTCGCGCACAGCCATCAACACCTGATCTGCCCCCGGGGGCGACACGACAACCAAGGTTGCATTAGGGTTGTTGGGGTAGTTGGCCCGGAGCCACGCCTCAAGATACACTTCATCTTGATTAGGACCAAGGTTCCGCTTAGGAAGCAGAGAGCCACGGATAAAGACATTCTCTTCCATGACCTTGTCCATAGCGACCTTGTGGGCACTACGGGATGCCATGGGATTGTTGCTTACTTCCGTTGCGTAATGCCTACGGTATTCGTAGTCGAGATAGGTACCAGCATCGGGCTCAAAGGCTCCAGAACGAGAAGTAGCCGCAACAGCCTCCCTAAGTTCTGCGTATGATACCCGAATGTTTTCCCTAGTCTGTTGATCAGACCCATCAGTATCCATCCACTTGACGGGATTGATCTTATCGAAGTAGTCGATCTTGGACACGCCGCCGAAAGACATCAACCTAGAGACATCCCGAGCCACATCTCCGATCTTTTCTCCAGCCCGAATACGGTCCACAGCATAGTCCAGTTGAGCAATCAGGGCCTTACCGTTTTCCCCACCCGGAAGAATCTTGGACAGGTTCTGGTTGTTTTCGGTAGCCAGCATATAAGCCATCACCATGTCTTCGGTGTACGGCAGGGCTCCAACCTCACCAACGCCAGCCTTCTCAACGACCTGTGGATTCATCTCACTCAACAGCCCCTTGAAGGCTGGAGCGACATCCCGAGCATCGTCAAACTGCGTTGCCAGACCCATACGCATGGCTAGGAACCGCTGCCTAACTGATGCAGCCTCTTCCCGGGTAGTGGCCCTCTGAAGGTATGCGGATTCATACTGCTTCAGAGAGTCCCGGATCTTCGTGTAAGCCTGAGCAAGACCCTTCTTGTACTTATCTTCATCGGGGGTAAGACCAAGGGTCTGCGTCAGATAGGTATCGTACTGTTGGCGGGCTTCTGCGAATCCGGGAACAAAGTTGCTGTTTGGCTTAAGGGACTCACTAACTTCCCGGTCCAAAGTGGGCAGGATTCCGTCGCCATTCCCAGTACCGTTCCAGAGAATGGCGGTGGCGTGATTGATGTTCCTAATGGACTGGGCTTCAAAGGTATCGTCTTGAACCTTTGCAAACATCTCTTCAGCCTTAAACCGCTGCTCAGGAGACAATCCGAGAGTCTCAATACGCTCCTTATACTTCTTAAGTGCCGCAGAAGCCTCTTCGTCACTTTGTGCATTCTTGGCATCTAGAGCCAACTGATAAAGTTCGCTGGTTTGAGCGTCTGCCGTAGCCAGCATACGGTCTTTCTTGGCCTGTTCGGTAATCCGATCCAGCAACTCCCGGCCCTTATACAACTGCTCAGGGTCTAGACCAATAGCCCCAACACGCTGCTTGAGTTCTCCAAGCCGTGCATCAAGGTCCTCAACACCGTCGGTATCCGCTGCAAGAGTAACCAGTTCCCAGAAAGCGTTGTTCTGTTCTGTCTTTACTTGTGTTTCACGCTCACGAATAGCAGCCGCGCTAAAAGAACGCAAGTAGCCAATCTTGGACTCTTGCTCGTTGGCATTGATCCGCACCTTGCCCTGAGCAAAGTCTTCCCGAAGGGCTGCTTCGGCCTGCTCCACAGTTATTGCACCAGACACGATTTGGGGAGTCAGGTCCTTTTCAATCCGCGCTGCCAAAACTTTCGATTCTTCGGCGGACATCCGGAGGTCGTTGGCTTGGATCTTAGAGGCGTTCATCGCCATCTGAGTCTTGGCGTACTGAGTGCTGGACAGCGAACCAGTACCGGACTTAATGGCATTGAACATCTCCCGCGCAGCCCGGGGGTCATCCGAGGTCGCCATCAGTTCAACCAACGCATCCACAGCAGCGTTGTTGACGCGGTTAGAGGCGACACCCTGATTGACCATCTCATCAAGGCGGGTCTGAAGTGTCGTTAGGGCCTGCTGGCTGACCGTTGGATTAGGGCTGGTCCAATCCTGAGCCGCCCGCTGGACCTCTGAAGCCACCCCCGTCAGGATCTTCTGGGTGTTGTGTTCAATGACGCGGCCTTCATGCTTGGCCTGCATCGTTCCCATGAAAGGGTTAAACGACTCGTAGAAGGCCCTGCTCATGTATGACGCATCGCCCATGAACTGGTTGACATTCTGCGTGTACTGGTAGGCGAAGGCATCGAAGCCCCGGGGGTCATCAAGGAACGACGGGTCTTCGGCAACCTTCTGCTCAAGCAGGCTCTCAAAGTGAACCCGGGCCTTCATGGCCTCAATGGATCCGCTAGCCTTCTGGGCACCGATGGCAAACCACGGGTTCTCCGTGGGCTTGATCTCACCAGACTGAACCAGTTGCTGGTAAGACTTCCGGCTCTTGTTGACCAGATCCATACCCTGCTGGACCTGTTCTTCGTTCCATTCCTGCTTCAGACCGCCAGCAAGACGAGCCGCGCTCACCGACAGGTTGCTGAAGGCTTCTGCAAACTGAAGAGCGTTCTGGACCGTCTGCTGGTCATACAACTCCGCAGCCACCGCATTCTGGTTGGGCTGGATAAAGGTGCTGACTGGTTGGGCAGTTACGCCAAGGGTGGGTCGTGCTTTAGCCATGATTATGGTCCGGGAGGAACGCTGCGAACCCCGGGAATGAGTCCACTAGGGGGTGGAGGGGTTACTGTCTGGTTTGCCTGAGCCCCCACACCATCCGGAGTACGGAACGACTGGAGGGCACTATAGGTGCTGATACCCGTGGTAACACCGTTGATCAGCGGGAGCCATGGGCTGGGGTTAGCAGCAGGCGGCAGCGGGGCTGGGTAGCCACCATTGATGGCACTCTGACCACGGGCGTAGATAGCCTGAATCTCCATACCCATCTGCGTCCGCATATTACTGAGGTTTCGGAGCGCAGCAGATTCAAACTCCAAGACATCGCGGTCAAACTCAGCATGGAGGAGATCAACACTACGACCTTCAACCCCGGCAGCAGCAGTCACCGTAGTCGCCGTAGCCTTGGCCTGACGGGCGTTACGAGAGATCCCCTCTAGTTCCTGCCGGACCGCAGAAGAGCGTTCGATGTTCTGGCGGACAGTCTGATCGACCTGTGAGCCCACATCCCGGATGACTGCCTCAGCGTTCTGGAGGTACTGCTTATTGCCTGCGACCCCTAGACGGGCCCTATAGGCATTCTGTTCCTTTGCGGCTTTGTTCTGGGCATCAGCCTGAGCCGCAGCCGAAGCAGCCCCGATGGCTACCGCCGCTGTAATCCCAAAGTCACACATTTCGGTACCTCACAAACTCAATGAATGGAAGTCCCTGAACCCCATAGTGGGGAACAGTTCGGACAAATTTGAAATCAAGCCATTGCAGCCACCTGATATGCACGGTGTTGCGCTGGTCAATTAGGTTGTACAGTAGGGGGCTTTGCTGCTGCAAATAGTCCACCCACTTACGAGACTTTTTCAAGAAGTCCCACTTGTAATCAAACAGATGATCGGATCCCAGCATCCAGACCCGGGCTCCGATGGGATCCAGAAGATACCCAAACATAGCCAAGGGTAGCCCATTGCTCTGGGCCTCAACAGTAAAGCACTCCGTAGACATCCTGTAGCCGACCTCCAGAGCCTCTTGAGGCCCAAGTCCACTACAGGCTGCTACTTCGTCCCGATCAGCCTGACGCATATCGTGGGCCACTATGGCCGGGTCTGTTGGTCTGGTGTATCGAACATCAACCAGCATCTTCACGGAATCTAGTGAACTCGCCTTCAATTTCTGCGCTCAAGAACTTGGACGGGAGGTGAGAACTATTCCTGATCTTCAGGATCTGTGCGTCATTTCGACCGTAGATGGGAACCTTGAAAGTACCCGTAGTCAGGTTCAGAGTTCCAAGAACAGCACTCCCTACAACTTCTCCTGTGAACGGGTATGAGAACTGGTTCTCAGTACCCAGCGTAGAGACTACTTCAAAGTACCCAGTATCCGCAAACTGAAGAACAAGATATTTCAGTTGATACCGACCATTGATCAGAGCGGATGGAGTAGTTCCTTGGGAGCCCGATCTCAGATATTGAGTCGAGAACTGATACTCCATGGTGTACGGTAGGCCGATCCAGACATCCTTGTTGCTGTAATTACCCTCGACAACGACCTTGCCCGGGTTACCCGTATTGGGGGAGTTGTAGGGATTCCCGCCGATCACCTTGGCGATATATCCGTCCTTGGTAACTACTGAGATCTTTCCGGTAGCGAACGAGAAGGGGGCTGGCAGGGTGAACTCAGTACTATTAGTTGCGGGCGTATAGACCCCCTGATTGGCACTTCCAGAAGCATAGTACTTACGGGCATCAAGGTGGGTAATCCAGTTCTTACCGCTGGTGACGATGTCATTCAGACCAGCACCCATGCGGATCTTCTCAATGGTCAGGTAGCCAGTACTGGCGGTGGCTCCCGTTCGCATGAACACGACATAAAGATCCGACTCGACAAAGGTACACCACAGGGGCTTGCAGTAATTACCCGTGATTCCCGAAGAGTCAGCAAAGGTGAACTTGAACCAAGCCGATTGGACCCGAGTATCACCTCTAGTCAAGTACCGATAGCAATACAACTCGTCGTTTGCAATCAGCACGACAATGTTGTCGTGTGAGGTGGCAGCGATGTGCTTGGGGGTTCCTACGATGTACCGGGAGACATTGTCGGTCAGATCATTGGCAATGTAAGAACCGTCGATATTTGCCTGTGGGACCAGTTCACGAACGCCCGAATAGCCGCCGTTGTTGTAGGTGAAGAAGATCGAAGAGGCCGTGGCAATGGGGTTGACTAGGTTGCTTTGGTTCTCAAAGTCACCCGTAGTCAGGATGGCGACACTCTTGGGGCTGAAGATATCCCCGCTACGCATCACCATTTGGTTCGTAGGGGTGAACAAGATCAGATCGCGGTTGAATGGAATTGCAGAGGCAATCACGCCAACCTTGGATGCCGACGAGGCCACATCAATCGTATCGGTGTCCAGCAGATCAAGGACCGTGGTTCGCCAGAAGTTAAAGAACTCTGAGGTTTCGCTGAAGATCAGGTTCTCCCCAGCCATGAACCCAAGCCGACTCTGGTAGTACACCATGTCGTTGATCTTGGTGCCGATGAACGAGGGGTCCGGGTTGGTTTCCTCATCACCAGCCTGACGATTAGACCACTTGAAACCGTTGTACAGGGTTGCCGAACTACCCGTTGGAAGACCGTCGCCAACCGTGGGCGTGGTTCCATTAGCGTCCTTCAGCATGAAGGTGCCATCAGACTGCCGGATCAAGATCTTCGGCATCGTGGCAGGGTCGATTTCGTACTTGATACCGGGGGCTACCGTTTCAACCCAAAGTCCCTGACCAAACGAGATGCCATTAAAAGTCTCAAATTTGACCCAATAGTCATCGTAGTCGGCTTCAGGGCTTCCGGCTACCCGAACCATGTATCCATCGGGGGCGCACGGAGGAAGATCCTCAAACCGCTCGACGGCATCGATAATCAGCGTCAAGCCTTCGCCAGCAAAGTCATCTTCGGTCAGGATGGAGATATCGTTTGTTCCGGCCTTGATCCAGACAACGCTGTCCTTGTGAAGCGTGTTGGCTAGGTTGGCATCGTTATTCAGTTCGTCAGCCAACTCTCCAGCCGCGTGGTTCGTACCTAGGCTGCTATTTCCTGTTGGGGTGTGGTTAGCGGTAACCGTCGTTGCCCCGTAAGTGACGATGATTTTGTGTTCACGCTCGTAATTAGCCTGACGCACCCAGACCAATGCATTACGGTTGTAGTTAGTGGGAAACTGCGTTGAAGTAGTGTTCTTCAGGGCGGGCGTGTCGGTCTTATTGAGGATGTAAGTCACATCAGCAATAGTCAAAGCCACCCGATCAGTAGCCGCAGCAGTCCCCAGCCCGCTAAATTGGGGCTGCGTAAACAGCGTCTTTCGGTTGCCAGCAAGATCAAAGATATCCACCGTTCCGTTCTTGAGAATGGACAGGATGTACTTCTCGTTGGCATCCCGCTCAATCAGGTGGAAGAAGGGTTCATCGGCCTTGTTGGGCTGACGAAGAATGTTCTGGCTGTCCCTGATTGCAGCAACAAACTCCGTAGGAGGACGCTTGATCAAGCCTTCCACAGGAGATGGAACAGCATTGGTGATCGCGTCGGCTTCATTGATATTCCGAATCGTCGGAGGCTGCTGACTAACGCCACCAATGAGATTCGGAATCGGAGTATGAATGTAGACCATCAGTTGACCCAGTAAGACCCACGGCGGATAAAGGTCCTAGCGACATCGTATGAATCGAAGATGCTGTAGTCAGCGGTGTCCATTTCGTACTCTTGCAGTTTAGCCAAAGCCTGAACTTCATCGCTCTGGGTGAAAGAGTGCAGTTTGACCGAGCCGACAACGCGATCTTGGAACACCCTAGCAGCCCGGATGGCAATATAGCGTCGGGCCTCTTCAGGAAGTTCCTCGTACTCCAAGAAGTACACCTGAACAGTCTTCAGCGAGGTATCGAAGACAAAGGAGTTATTCTTGTTGTTATACAGGCGGTTGCCACGGACAGACACATCCTGACCGCTGATCGGATCGACATCGACCCGGACAATCGAATCAGCGACATAGATATACCCAGTCCCAGTCTCAGGAACCATCTCAATATCAACCGAGGTGTTGAAGTGCCACCCGTAAGACAGGACTTCCCGGGTGATCTCATCAAGAACCGAGGTAGCAATCAGGGCATCGGCCCGCTGCGTGTTCAGGCTGTTGATCGGGCTTTCACCGATTGAACTCAGCATGGTGTTGATGGCCTGAAGCCGGGTTGTCTTGGTAAGTGGCATAGTGTTCCTCAAACAAAAGAGGGGATGGAACCCAACTAAGGGAACCATCCCCCCCTTTTCAACTCACAGACTCAACTCGACTCAGAGAGCCGCGTCGATAAGTTCATAGAGGCACTCGTCGCGCAGGGTGTTGTGGCCCATGGCGTACTTGGCAACCATGAGGGTGCCCATGCGCTCCATGACATACTCGCTCTCAACGCTCAGGTCCATCAACTTGACGGTACCAAGACCTTCACGCTGGAAGGCGATACCACGGGTCGCGGTGAAGTTAGCACCTGAGTAGCCAGCGTTAAGAGTACCGCTAACATCGTTCTTCACACCCGTGCTACCGAAGAGAGCAGACTCGCCGTTCGTGCTTGCGCTTTCGTCAGCAGTCGGAAGGTGGTTGCTCTTCAGAATACGGATACCAGCGACCGACATGATCATACCGCTGGCAACGCTACCATTGCTGGCATCGTTGTAGTCACGGTTGATCGCGTCCGAAGTGTCGTTCACCAGTTGGTAGTACTTGGCCGGGGTCAGGATGCAATAACGATCATTCGACGGAACATTCTTTTCGTCCATCTTCTGAGCGACATTGAACAGGGCCTGAACGAGATTGTCACCCGTGGTACCAGTACCCTGCTGGGCACCGAGATAACGGGCTTCCGAGTTACCAAAGCGATCCGTGGTCTTACGGGCACCGATGATGGCCGTGCGAATCAGGGCCTTGTCGGCGGCATAAGCAAGCGCACGACCGATTTCCGTCGAATAGATCGAACGGACATCGTAGTGGTTCTTCATCTCATCGATGTCAGCAACGAACACCGACGAAACAAGGACATCGTCAATGAAGATCTGCTTTTCAGCGTGGCGGATCTTATTGAGGTACTTGGAAGGAGAATTAGTCGCCACACCAGTAACACCACCACTCACAGCCGTGTTGAGGGGGGTCGAGAGCAGGCTCTCACCCGGGGTGTGGTAACCAGCACCAGCCGTACCCGTGAGGGGGAACTGGGCCGACTTACCGCTGGAGATCGTGCGAACACGGTGCAGCGGCATCATCACATTGTTTTCTTCAAAGGTGGTGATGATTTCACCGCTGAAGACCTTCAGGAACAGAGCATCAGCATCGCCCGTAAGGTTCGACTGGCCGATACGCGACGGCTGGCTATTGAAAATTGCCATGACTAAAAATCCTATGTATGAGACACGATAGATGGTTGTAGTAGCCAGTCCTCAAGGTTGTCCCTCGCAAGGGGCCAAGATTCCTTAGCCTTTTCATGGCCCATCCAAAGCCACGAAATGAAAAGAGCCCACCGGAATAAACCGTATGGGCTCAAGGGGAAGTCCGGAGTTAAAGGGGATGTTATGGACTTCCCGCCGGGGTTTCCCCGGTGTCTTCTGGAACATCAGCGGCCCACCAACCAGCAGGAATTTCCACCCGGTTGGAAGACATCACCTTAGTCCCGTCTTTCTGCACAACGAACACACGAGCCTTGACAGGTTCCGCCAGTTGAACAGGAGTTCCCGGAGGGACCAGAATCACGGTGCTGTTGCACCCGCCTACGGAAGCGGTCACGAACGCCCCCAGCATTAGGATCAGCGTTTTCACCTTTGACTTCCTTAGATGCAAGCCGTTCAATGAA